AAGAACTTCTTGACAAAATTGTTAATATCGCTTTGGTTTTCTTTAACGGAACTAGCGTCTTTAACTTTAAAACGGTATTTTTTGTCTCCAACTTGATAATCAAAACCTTTGAAATCATCACCAAAAACATTACTCGTTTTATTTAAAAACACTTCTGTTTGCTTCTCAGCTACTCGAGTTGCCTCTTCGTTTTCTTTTGTATAGCGATTGAAAAAATCCACCGCTTTTTGTTGCTCAGGCGCTAATTTAGAACCTGATTTTATTTCTTTATAATACTTAGACTTTAAACCGTCTAAATGATTCTTAGCTTTAGCTAATTCTTCTCTTTGTGATATCTTCTTACGTCTTACTTCTCTTTCGTCATCGACTTCTTCATCGTAAGAAAATTTATCTTCCATAAGAAAATCAATATCTTCTTTATCTAAGTGAGGTCTTGTAGTTTCATAATACTCTCTTAGTAATTGATTCTCATTTAAAGAACTATAGTCCTGATTAAGCTTTACGTAATCCTCCAGACTTCCGCCGGTTTCATTCATAAACTCTACAACTTTTTGTATGTTTTCAGGCAAAGGTTCAGCGGTATCTTGTGATTGCTGAACAGCTTGTTCTATTTCTTCTTTTAGCTCTTCTGTTTTTTCTTCAACCTCTTCGTCTGTTATTTCTTCGAGAACGGATTCTTCAGCTTGAACGGGCTCTGGTTGTTGTGGTATTTCTTTTTCCACTTCTTGTACAGGTTCGGCTTGTTGATCTGAAGCCACGTCTGTTGTTTCTTGCTCTGTATTGGCATCTTCTTGTGGTTTATTAAGTTGAGTTAAGTCTAATTTAATACCACCACTTTCTTCGTCTATTGAAACCGGGGAATCAACTTTTGGCTGAGGTTCAGCTTTAACTTCTTCAGGAGCTTCTTTAACTTGTTCAGCTACTGGTTCTTTTTTTTCAGGGGCTTTAATCTTAAAGCTACCTTCTGTTTTAATTTCTGACATGATAAAATATTATATAATTGTTACTATTATTATTACCTAGGATCAAAAGCACCTAAGCCAAATCCACCTCCCATTGTATCATTTCCTCCAGATTCGAAGTTAGTCGGTGGTGTATCGTTTTTTCTTTGAGCAATCATTTCACTTTGCTGCGTACCTTGTATTCTTGTACGTTGATCTTTTCGATCTTCTATTTCTTTTTCTTTGTCTTTAGCATTCTGGACTTCCATACCTTTTAGTTGCATGTTGTATTGAAATTCTAAAGCCATCAATTCTTTTTTAGCTCCAACTTCAACACCTATTCTTTGCTGTTCAATTTGACCTTTTAATTGTTCTAATTGAGACTTAGTTTGAAATAAAGCTTGGTCTTTTTGTATTTCAGCTTGCGCCGCTACTTGTTGAGCCTGTGCATTTGCTTGAGCTTGAGCCTGTATATTTGCTTGCTGTTCTTGTTGTAATCTTTCCTGACGTTTCTTTTGCCTAACCTTCAATAATTGATTAGCTAACTTTATATTCTTAACCTCTCTTATATCTATAGCATCAGATAAATCAATTAAACCAGCTGATAATGCTTGTTGTACATTATTTTCTAAAAGTTGTTGTTCTTCTTCATCGGGCGTTAATTCTAAGAATATACCAAAATCATGCAAATGTAAATCCCTTAATTCATCTAAAGTAGCCACATTAAACCCACCAATTTTTTGAATGAAAGATTCTTTTGCTGGGTGGTATTCAAGTATGTCAGATATTCTTAAAGATAAACATTCTGCTGTTTCTCTTGTTAAATATAAACCTGCATCAAGTATATGTCTTGTTGCTGTATTAGAATTAGCTGCCGCTAATTTTTGAACACCCACTAGAGCTCTTGCGTCTGGCGTGCTGCCATCTCTCGCTTCATTTAATCCAGTTACATCTCTTATCATTTGAAGATAATAGTTGTACGTAGATATAAGTGTTTGTAGCTTTTGACCTCCGCTTCCGGTTTGAACTTCCTGTATTGGCACTTTACCAGGGTTCATATCACCCTCCTGTGTAAATGATCTACCTATTATAGACCCTGTTTGAAAGAACATATTAAGTGCTTCTTGAGGATTATAATTTGTACCATTACCTAAATCAACTTCATTTATACCATCAGCATCTAAATAAACACCGTCTGGTATCATTCTTTGTAATACTTGCTGTAATTTTAAATGTGTTAATTGTATCATATCAGCAAAAGCAGTACAACGACTTACTATTGATTCTATTCTGCCTTGATACATTCTGGGAGCTGTTATAGCGTAATTCATTTTAACCTTAGAACTATCACTTTTTGGTCGCATCATATTCTTAGCCATCTCCCATTTAAGTAATATATCAGTTCCCAATACCATTACACCTTCGTATAATACTTCAAGTGATCTAGACATTTTACCAAATTGCTCTTCGTACATTTCAATAGGTGGATTGAATTGATCATCCCTTACTATTATTTTTGAAGCACCTGTCGCAGTCTCTTTTACTTTATAAACTTCGTTCATGTAAGTTTTATAATTAAAGTAAAGTATCTGAACTATGTTTTGATCCCTATTATTATTGTTTGTATTACTTATATTATTATTCCAAACTCCATAATTTTGTGACCCTTGTGATTGTATCTGATCCATTTGCTCTTCAGATAGGTCTGGAAACTGCTTTTTAAGCTCGTTTAAGGGCACGAATTTAACTTCGCCTGCATAATATATATCTTGAAAATACGGGTCCTCTGTATAAGAATAAATTAAATAAGCCGGATCAACATATTCTACTGTTACACCCTCCGCTTCTGTGAAATTATTTTTGACAGCGCCAATACCAAGAGTAGTTATATCATAGTAATATCTTTTCTTTGTTAAGTCATATCTATTTTCATCAAACATAACGCTTAAAGCTTCTTCTTCTGCTATCTCAATACCTTGCTTGTAACTAAGTTGCATATGTAAATCTAACTCTTCTTCAGAGTCTGGCAACTTATCTGGATTGTTTTCAAATAAATTTATTCCAAAATTCTCTTGAGCAAATACATTCAGCTCTTCTGTTTGTAAATCTCTTATAATGGATTCCATATACTTAGTTCTTTTACTAACTCCGTATGGATCTTGAGAATAAGCAGTAAGATCAAAAGATCTATCAGCTATACCATTAACAACTATATCAACAAACTTTGATAATATAGGTACTGGTTTCCAATCTAAATTAAGATAAGATAAATCGCCGTTAATAGACATTTCATCTTTGTATTTTTGTATAGGCTGTTCACCCCTTGCATATAGCCTTAAGCTATGGAATGTATTTTGATTGCTTCTGAATCTAGTTACACCAGAGTTGTTCGAGAACCACTCATTTTGAATTGCTCTTCCAACTTGGAGTCCGTAGTCTCGTGACATCTTCTCAGAGTCACTTGCAACTTGACTTGGGAAAAAACTATTTACTACTCCTGCCATATTACTATTTTATTATTTTTGATGTTGATCCTTCGATTTGATACTTAGCAAATCTTAAATTAATTGGTGCTCTTTCCATTTTGATATTTGGTCTATATAAATCTTTATGACAAGCCATAATAGCAAGCCCTGAGCTAATAGCGGCATCAAATTTTGTTCTGTTATTTATATCGAATTTGGCCCAGTCTTGTAATGTTTCATTAAAATACATTGTTCCATATTCGTTTTGGTCGTTTAAACCTACGTGCTTATCTATATACATTTCAATAGCAGCAGCGTGAGCTTGTTTAATATCTTCACTTGAATTAGGTATTCCACCTATTTCTCTTTCGGTTACTGATAACTTGTTCCATAATTTATCAGGGCGATTCATTGAGTAACCTCTATAACCTCTCCTTTTAAAATAATATAAAAGTCTTGGTTTATTATTTTCACAAAGAAGTGGCATGCCATAAAACACGCAAGCCATCAATACATCTTCAAAAAACATTTCAGCTGTTTGTGGTCTTGCTACGTATTCTAAAAAGAATGTGCTCGGTGGTGCATCTTCCATACTAAACTTAGTTAATCCATGTAAAGCGCCTTTAGATCCTCTCCCGTCTGTTGTTCCTGATATATCATAACTATCACAGCCAAAAGCACCCATGTGTTCATTGCCAGGCCATTTAATACCGTTTTTTGATATCTGTCTATTTTGTATATCATAATTAGGTATCCAGCTTATTAGAAATCTTCCATTTGGATTTGGTGAAAAAATTACTTTTGAATCCTTTATACCATTTTCCCATTGAAAACTACCCCTTGTTAAAACATTACTGTTACCTAAGTCTTCGTTGTAATCTATTTGTTCGTATATTTTTGCTAAATTAAATATACTGTTTTTTGTTTCGTCTCTAAAAGCGTGCTCTTCTGTTCTTGGAAATTGTCTGTAAAATTCATTTAAAGCATCTTGATCACCTTTTAATCCTTCAACTTCATTATTCCAATGCTCTATTACACCCTGGTCTATTTCGTCCCCATGAGGCCCGATAGTTTTGTCTTTTGGTGTGTTGAATACAGGTAACCCATAAGAATCAATGAATCCCTCGTAGTTCCATTCCATAGGTATGAACAAACTATATAATCCCGAGCGAGTCTGTCCATTGGCGTTTCTTTTTGTAACATCTGAACTATTATATAATTT